TTACAGCAGTATTAACTAAAGCTATTCAAGAACAACAAACAATAATAGATGATTTAAAATCAAGAATAGAAACATTAGAAGGATAGTATGGCAACAAATGTATTTTTCAGCCAAGCTGTTAAAACAGAACAGAATCTTGTAGAAGATTTAATAGTTGAGTCTTTACGAATGTATGGACACAATGTCTATTACTTGCCTAGGAAAATAGTCAATGAAGATACAATACTTGGAGAAGCCGCAGACTCATCATTCGAAGATGCATATGAAGTTGAAATGTATCTAGAAGGTGTTGAAGGATTCGAAGGAGAAGGTGATCTTTATTCTAAGTTTGGTGTAGAAGTAAGAGACACAGCTACTTTTATTATATCAAGAAGGAGTTGGGAAAGGTTTATATCTTTAGATACTAATTTGGCAACATCATTAAGACCAAATGAAGGTGATCTAATTTACTTTCCATTGTCAAAAAGTGTATTCGAAATTAAATTTGTAGAACACGAAAATCCTTTCTATCAATTAGGTAAGTTATATACATTCAAAATGACCTGTGATTTATTTGAATACTCAGGTGAAGATTTTGATACTAACATTGAAGCTCTAGATACTGATTTAGAACTAGCACAAGCTGCTTCAGTAGAGTTAACATTGGCAGACACACCAAATTCAAGAGATTTTGTAGTTGGAGAAACAGTATCACAACTGTTAACACCTACAGTAGTTATGACTGGAACAGTTTCCTCATGGAGTGAGACTAGTAATAAAGTTACAATATCTAATATTAAAACAACAGATACTTCTGGTGATTATCAGATGTTCTTAGTTACTGATACTTCTGAAGGTTATATAGAAATGGAAGATAGTTCTAGAGGTGATAAGATTATAATGCAAACAGGTCACTTTATTGACTTTGAAAATGGTACTGCAGGAGTTGAATTCCCAAGTTATATAACTGATGGTTCTACAGGTACAGATAATCTAGCTCTAGAATCAGGTACAGTAGTAGGTAATTATGGTATATCTTTAGAGTCTGGTACAGGTGATTCATCATCTTATGATCATATAGTTCTAGAAGATGATCTAGCGTCAAGAAGAAGTATATCATCAATCGCAGCAGAAGAAACATTACCAACAGACGCTGGTGCATTTAATTTAGAATTAGAAACAGATGCTGACGGGATTATTGATTTCTCAGAAAGTAATCCATTTGGAGAGTCCACATAATGTTTGGAAATCATTTTTATCATTCAACTATTAAACGAGCTGTATCAGTATTTGGTACATTGTTTAATAATATTAGTATAGTTAGACCTGGTGGAGAAACTATTAAAGTTCCATTGGCCTATGGACCTAGACAAAAATGGATAACACGATTACAACAACAAGCCTCTTTAGGATTAGATGGAACAACAAGAACGGCATTGAGTTTACCTAGAATGGGTTTTGAATTAACATCTATATCATACGATTCTACTAGAAAACTAACAAAAAAGACATTATATAAGAAAGCCGATACATCTAATCCATTACAGATGCAATATCAATATGCACCTGCTCCTTATGATTTAGGATTTAGTTTGAGTGTATTAGTAAAGAACACAGATGACGGATTACAAATAGTAGAACAGATATTACCATACTTCACACCTGATTATACTGTAACGATACATACAGTTCCAGATATGAGTGAAAAAAGAGATGTTCCTATCATATTAGAAAGTGTTACACAAACAGATGAATATGAAGGAGATTTTCAAACTAGACAAGTGTTAAGATATGATTTAGAGTTTATTATGAAAAATTATATATACGGACCAATTACATCTTCTGATATTATTAAGAAAGCAAATGTTAGAACTTACATGGAAACAGGAACAGGTAATATAACTAATCAAGAAACCGCAGGTAAAGTAGTTGATCAGTCAGTCACTACTAACCCACCAGATGCTGACGCTGATGATACATTCACATACAACGAAACAACAGAATGGTTTGAACAACCTACAATAACATATTCAGACGATAAATCAAGCGACCCTAAATAGTTATAAATACATATTATGAGTAAAGTCGATCAAAAATTAGACGAACTTCTTGACATTAAAGGAGAAATCGTACAAGCAGAAAAGAGTCTACCCACGCTATCATCTAATGATTTAGACAAGGGTAATGACTACAAATACTCTAGAGAAATCTTTTATGGTCTTGTAGAACGCGGACAGGACGCTATAGAGGGCATATTAGACATCGCTAAAGAGTCAGAACACCCTAGAGTATATGAAGTTGCCGGTCAACTAATTAAAACAGTCGGAGAAACAACAGAAAAATTGATTGATTTACAAGCCAAGATGAAAGAACTAGATAAAGACAATTCTATGCCAGATAAAGTTCAGAATAATCTTTTTGTTGGTTCATCTGCAGAATTACAAAAGTTGTTAAAACAAAATGCACAAGAATGAAGGGTATCTAGGAAATATTAATGTCAAAAGGGCTGGAGTTCAGTCTAAATGGACAGAAGAAGAAATCTTAGAATACAAAAAGTGTATGGAAAATCCCATATACTTTATAGAGAATTACATCAAAATTATTTCACTAGATGAAGGTCTAGTTTCATTTAAGTTGTATGATTATCAAGAAGAATTAATAACACACTTTGATGAAAGTCGTTTTAGTATAGTTCTTGCATGTAGACAATCTGGTAAATCTATTACAGCTTGTGCATACTTAGTTTGGTATCTATTATTTCAACCAGAACAAACAATCGCTATACTAGCAAACAAAGGTTCTACAGCCAGAGAAATGTTAGCTCGTATTACAACAATGTTAGAGCATGTTCCTTTCTTTTTACAACCAGGAACTAAAGTATTGAACAAAGGTTCTATTGAATTTGAAAACGATAGTAGAATCATAGCATCAGCCACAGGAGCTAACTCTATTCGTGGTATGTCAGTTAATCTTCTATACTTAGATGAGTTCGCGTTCGTAGATAACGCTGAACAGTTCTATACATCAACATATCCTGTTGTTACATCAGGTGGTAAATCAAAGGTTATTATTACTTCTACAGCTAATGGTATTGGAAATATGTATCATAAACTTTATGAAGGTGCTGAACACGGAAGTAATGAGTATCAACCATTTACAGTTAATTGGTGGGATGTACCAGGTAGAGATGAGAAATGGAAAGAATCAACGATAGCAAACACTTCTGAATTACAGTTTGAACAAGAGTTCGGTAATTCATTCTTAGGTACAGGTAACACTTTAATCAATGCTAATACATTATTAGGATTACAAGGTAAAGATGCGTTATGGAGTAAAGATAATGTATACTTATATCAGGAACCTAGAAAAGATCATACATACATTATGACAGTTGATGTAGCCAAAGGTCGTGGTAGAGATTTTTCTACATTTTCAATCATAGATGTTACAGAAAAACCATTCAAACAAGTGGGTATATATCGTGATAATATGGTATCACCACTATTGTACGCTGATGTATTAGAAAAATACGGTAAGATGTACAATGAGGCTCTAATTGTAATAGAAAACAACGATTCAGGACAAATTGTTTGTAATAATCTGTATTATGATATAGAATATCCAAATGTATTTCTAGAATCGACAGTTAAAGCCTCTGGAGTAGGTGTAACAATGACTAGAAAAGTAAAACAGATAGGTTGTTCTACTCTAAAAGAGTTAATGGAAGAAAAGAAACTAATGGTGATAGATAGGTTTACTATCAATGAATTAGTTACTTTTGTTGCAAAAGGCCAGTCATACGAGGCAGATGGTGGTAATCATGATGATTTAGTCATGAATTTAGTTCTATTTTCATGGTTTGTAACAACACCCTATTTTCAAAGTTTGACTGATTTAGAACTCAAAAAGATGTTATATGATGAACAACAACAGATGATTGAAGATGATATGGTACCATTTGGTATCATAGATGACGGTACAGATGAAGAAAAGACATTTAAAGAAGGTGGAGATGTCTGGACAGTTGTCAAGGATGTACAAGTTTATTAAATTATAAATACTAGTTAATGAAGAGGAAACTCTTTGTTAAACTTTATAAATAACAATTTTATTTCGAAATAAAATTTATTAAGGAGAAAACAAAATGGCATTTCAAGTTTCGCCAGGTGTACTGGTTCAAGAAATAGATGCTACTAATGTTATTCCTGCGGTCTCAAGTTCGACAGG